GTCTATGTAAAGCCCGCCATTTTTATAAACTTTTATAAGACGCCACAAATCATTTTTTTCTATTATATTTTTATCTTTTATGAGAAGATAATCAAATTCTGGTAATTCTTCCTGTAAATATTGTTCAATAGCTTCATCATTTGCAAATTTTATTTCCCAATCTGGGTTTAATTTTATAAGATTCAAAAGGCCATTTTTTATCATGAAGGACTTACCATTGAATATATCTTCGTTTTTCCAAGAGATGTGAATTATTTTTGGGATCATAATTTATTAGAGTGTGCATATATAAGTATTGATGGCTATTAAGGCTATCTAAAGGTGGTTTTGCCTCCTACATAAAATGGATATTTTAACATGCTACTAAAAGTAATACTAGAACGTATAATTCTGGTATTTTTTCTATTTTATACAGTAGAAAAAAGAAAGCTTAAAAGTCTGAATGTTTGAATGTTTATTTTTTAATAGGAGATTCAATGATTACACCGACACCATTTCCTACATCGACTTCTGCTCCTTTACCGACTCCCTATCCAACATTAACGCCTTTTCCAACTGGTACTGCTATGCCAGTTCCTACAGATACACCTTTGCCAACATTAACGCCTTTTCCAACTGGTACTGCTATGCCAGTTCCTACAGATACGCCTTTGCCAACATTAACGCCTAATCCTACAACCACTGGTGGTCCTGTTCCTACAGATACTCCGTTGCCAACTTTGCCACCTAATCCAACTGGTACTGATATGCCTGTGCCAACAGATACTCCGTTGCCAACTTTGCCACCTAATCCAACTGGTACTGCTATGCCTGTGCCAACCGATCCTCCTTTGCCAACTTTGCCACCTCCACCAACATTGCCTCCGGCACCAACTCTTGCGCCGATTCCAGTGCAACAGTTTGTTTGGGGCAATAATAAAAAAGGACAATTAGGTCTTGGTACTAACGCAGGTGTATTGTCGCCTTTGCCTATGGGTCAACCCGGAGAATATAGTGAAATGCAGTTTTCTTCACAAAATGGTGCATTTCTAAAATATGATGGGAGTTTGTGGTTGACTGGAACTGCGCAAAACGGAATTTTAGGCAATAATTCTTCTGCTATTTTTAGTGGTAATTTTAGTCCTGTACAAGAAATTACTAATTCTCAATGGCAGGATTATTCTCTTAGTAACACTGGTGTGCTAGCTGTTAAGGATGATGGATCTTTGTGGGGTTGGGGTGGCATACAAATGGTTATGCTTCAAAGCAAAGCCACTCAGATCGGTATTGCAGAAGATTGGAGCAGTGTTGCAAACGGTCAGGATGCTTATTATGTTATTAAAAATGATGCATCTTTGTGGTCATTTGGACGAAATAACTATGGGCAATTAGGAATAGTCGCTAGTGGCAATGTAACGGCAAGCACACCAGTTTCAGTAATGTCTGGAACTAATGATTGGAGTATGGTTGAAGCTGGCATGTATACTGGATTCGCCATAAAAAATGACGGAACCATGTACGCATGGGGAGCCAACCAGTATGGGCAGCTTGGAGATGGAACTGTCGTCAACAAGAGTTCTCCAGTTCACATCGGTTCCGGAATTACATGGAGTGATGTTTTTACTGCTGGTAGTGCAACATATGGATTGACATCTGGTGGAGAACTTTATGGATGGGGTGTTGCTAATTATGGTCTTTTAGGTAGTGGTGGTCTTACTTATTCAAGCAACCCAATTCAAATAGGTTCTGGAATGGTTTTTGAAACTGCCGAATTGGGCAGCGTATCGACAGCGACCTTGTCTTCCGGTTTGCTTTATACCATGGGTAATGGTGGCGATGGACAGCTAGGAAATGGAACATATAATCAAACTGTTACTTCTTTAGCTCCCGTTTCTTTCCCATATTCGTGGTTAGGACTTAATACGGGAAATTCAACAAGCGTTGGTGGATTTGCAGTGTTACCAACTGCAACTCCAAGTCCTACATATTATCCAGTACCAACAGCTACCCCTCCAGTATTTCTCATGATTCCGTTTAATTTTAATTTTACAACTAGTTCTTTTTATCCGGATCAAGAGGGATTTTATTTTACAAACAATGCAGTTTCAAATGACATTTTGAAATTGCAATACGTAAGTAATCTGACAACAGAAACAAATTTTGTTGTCAATATTTCCAATGAAAGCGATCAAGTAGTTGTTATAAATCTTGGAAAAGACAATTATGAGGTTTTACCATTTGATGAAACTACGTTTGAATTAAACATGTTTTTTGGCAACATACTTACAGTTTACTGCCATGGAAATGTTACTATCGGCCCAGATATAATTACTGGTTCGATTGCAAGTATTTAACATTTTGATTTGTCATTCTTATTAAGAAAAATCAAACTCCAGTTGTTTTATAAAACAATTGGAGTTTTTTGTCATAAATTTAATTGTGTTATGGTCTTTATTTTTGGCCTCTTCCAATTGGTTTGTTCTTGAGTTAGAATTTCAGCATGGACTTAACCGAAGAGCAAAAAGCTGTTGTTGCGCAATTGTCTAAGACTGAAGAGAATTCAGTTAAGTACAATTGGGATGAGAATTTCCAACGCAGAATAATTGGTATGTCTTTGACGGATGCCCAGTTTTTGGTGCAGGCTATCAGTCTAATTAAGCCCGAATATTTTAACAATGAATGCCATTATTTAGTTTGCAAAACTTTGTTTGACTATTATGAAAATTACAAAAATCTGCCTGAAAAGTTTGTTGTACAAGATTTAATCAACAAGGAAATTGCTAGTAAGGATGAGCCAGTAAAAATTTATTATTCTGCTGAAATTGAGTCTATTTACGAAGCTTTTGTACCTTCTTCTAATTCAAGGGATATTCTTTTAGATAAAGTTTTAAAGTTTGCTAGAATTCAAGAACTTAAGATAGCCATGGCTATTTCAACTAAGGAACTCAAGGAAAAGCCTGAAGATCAAGAGGTTTGGGAAGCAGCGGAAGAAAGAATTAAAAAGGCACTTTCTACAAATAAAGCAGTTGATACGGGCTATGATTTTTTAATTGATAGAGAAAAGTTTTACAGTGAATTAAATCTTACAACAAGTGCTGCCGAAAAGTTTAGTCCCGGTTTGCCCATGATTGAGAGTTTAGTAAAGAGTGGTTGGCAAAGAGGGGAATTGCATGCATTTATGGCTCTTACTGGTCAGGGCAAGAGCTTGGCTCTCAGCAAAGTAGCAGTTGAGAACCTTAAACGTCATAAGAAAGTTGTTTTTATAAGTTTGGAACTTGCTTGGGTAACTGTTTGCCAACGTTTTGTAGGGCAGTTTGCACAGGTTGATATTAATGAAATTTTGAGTCAAAAGCATAATGTTGAAGATGTTTTTGAGTCGTATTTAAAAGATTTGCATGATAAAAACTTGTTCAACATCAAGCAGTATGCTTTAGGTAGTCCAACTGTAAATGATATTAGGGCGTTTCTAACCAATCTGAAGTCTAAGGGCTTTCAGTTTGATGTTGTGATTGTTGATTATGCTGGTGAAATTAAACAATATTCTGGTGTGAAGACTTATGAGTCTCAGGCCATGATTATGCGTGATTTAAAATGTATGGCACAAGAAGAAAATTGTGTGGTAGTCACAGCCATGCAGAGCAATAAAGAAGGTACTAAATTAGGCGAAGCGGAAAGTTTGAATTTAGGTAATATAGCGGCTAGTTTCGATCAGGCACAAAAACTTGACAGCATTTGGTCTATTACTAGAAATCCTGATGAGGCAAATGCAGGCTTGGGTAGAGTTACTGGTGTTAAAGTGAGAAATGGCCAAACTGGAGCTTGTTTTCCAGTTCGCTTCGACAGAGCAACTCTGGATATCAATTGCATAACTGATGGTGAATATAAGACGGTTATGCAGCAATATCGTGAAAGGATTGCTGGAACGGTTGAACAAGAAATTAATCTCGACAATCGAAATAACAGAAGGAATAGAATAGAAAGGGATGCGGTGACAGACGATGAAGATTGATATTTTGTTGGAAGATCAGATTTGGGAAATTAGCACGGATAACCTTAAGTTTTCCGATGCTACTCTCAATCAGTTTTTCGAAAAAGTTTCTGGCATAATCGATTATGTTGGTGCCGGATTGGCCAAGGCCAATTATTGCCACAGCATGATGGAACACAGGTATAAACAACGATATATCCAGAAATTTAAAGAATTTAAGGAGCAGGCCAAGAGCGATAAGACAGCAGAGTTGAGTGCTGAAGGCGATCCTGAAGTCGATGCTTTGAGAAAGTTGGCCATTGAGGCTAAGTATAAAAAGGACTTGTTGTATAGTCATTTGCAAGCCCTGAATTCGGCTAGAGAAGATGCCCACAATAGAGGGCATATGCTTCGAAAAGAAATGGCCAAGCTCAACATGGATATTATGGCTCCTAGCGAATTCTAAAAGAGGTATACCAAGGATGGCTGCCGTACACGATATTTGCGATGTTGAAAAGCTGCGTAAAAGCAATGATTTGGCTTTTAAGTGGTTTAAAAGAACTGGTTTGCCCAAGAACGATTACCTTTCTTGGGTTTTTAATTGTTGGAAAAAACCAGAAGATTTTAAAAAGACACTTACACCCGCCTACAGATCGGCGTTTGCAAAAGATTTAAAAATTTTATTTTATGCAGCGAAAGTAGAAAATGATGTAATCAAACAGTACGAACATATGATTTCATTTATACTTAAAAAAATTAGTCATTCGGAAAATCAAAGGGAAGATTTAATCGCAATTGGTCTTATTGCCATTAGAAATACTTGTTGGCAGTTTAGGACAGTAAAGACTAAATTTGGCGGCAAATGTGGCTTTACTACCTTCTGTCATAATTCTATTTTCCTGCGTCTTAGAAGTGAAATGAGCAGACAACGTGCGTATAAAAAACGTTGTGATGCCAGAATTATTATAAATCTTGAATCTGATATGAATGAGTTTGATATCAACAATGTAAATATTGATTCAAGGAAAAAGATTCAAGAGGCCGATGAGACAAATGAGTTGGTCAGCAGGTTAATTGCAAGTGCAAATTTAGATGAGCATGAGATACATTTGTTTGGGTGTTTGAGGGGTAGGCTCGAAATAGACCAGCATTCCGAAAATAAACTTTGGTATAGTTCTTATTTACAAAAGTACAAACATCTTTTTCCTAATGGTAAAATTAGCAGAGAAGGACTTAGGCTCAGAGTGCTAAAGCTTCAACGCAAATTATGGTTCCATTTACATAAAGTGCAAAATTTACCAATTTGTGAAATGCCACACTTTTCGATGCACCGCTGATATAATAGTTTATGGAATCATACACTATAATCATAAATCCATGCGTGGATTACGGACAAACTCAGGTATGGGAGTACACCAGTATCCCTGAAGATGTCAGTTTTACTTTTGCTACTATTCTAGAAAAGATTAGGTTCAGCGAGAATTAACAATGCTTAGCGATAAGTTTGTTAAAAAGTATCTTCGTATGGCTCGTTTTGTAGCTGAGGACCAAAATCCTTGCTATTCACGCCATGTAGGTGCTGTAATTGTTGATCCAGTAATCAATAAGATTGTAGGCACTGGCTACAATGGGCCACCCAAAAATGTTCCTCATTGTGATAGTAAAGAACATTTAAAAGAAGTTGTTTGGCCACAATTAAATCAGCATGAAGTTAGTCTGATTGAAATGAAACCCCTGACCAACGAAGAATTTATAGAAAAATACGCAGATTGTAAGACATGTCCAAGAAAGTTAATCAAAGCTGGCCCCGGCGAACGCCTAGAACTTTGTTCATGCGCCCATGCAGAGGCCAATGCTATAGTAAATGCTAGTCAAAATTTATGTGGATGTTACATGTTTTGCTGGTGTCCACTTCCGTGTGTTGAGTGCTCTAAATTAATCATAAACTCAGGTATTACAAGGATTTACTGCTATAAAGAGAAGAAGGATTATTCAGTTGGAAGTCGTTTTATTTTGACTAATGCTGGTGTAGAAATTTATGAATTAGATAAAAACTATGTAGATGGAGACTAATTTAAGGAATGGGCTACGAAGTTACTTACAATTATTATGAAAAGCTAAAAGACTCCTTCGATTATGATCGGGAGAATCTTAAGAATTTTAGGAAAGTTTACGGCAAAGCCACCGAAGACTATCCGTTAGAAAAGCTATATCAAGCATTGATGCAGCAGTTGGCTAGAAGAGACATTTTTATTGTTGATTGGGAAATATTTGAATTTGTACGTAAGAAAGTCGCTTCCAGAATTACTAAAAGCGATTTGGTTATAAAGAACCGCAAATTCAGCATGAAAAATATTATTTTGGAAAATCTCGAAGAATCGGATTTAGAGCATTGCGAAACACAGTCACAAAATTGTGTTGTGCCAGCAATAGCTGCTCCAGTGATGCAAAGCGTGCCGGTTCAAGCGCCAATTCACAAGCCTGTAAACGTAGCTTCAGTTGCTACTAAGCCTGTAAATTTGGTTACTACTAAGTCGGAAAGAATTATTAAGTATGTTCAATTTTTGCCGGGCAGGATGAGCAGGCCAGTTGGTAAATTTACTATAGAAAAAACTTACCCAGTTTTCAGAGAAAGCTTAAGCTCTACTGGTATCGGCATGACTTTGGAAATAGCGGACGATGCCGGAAATAGAGTGAGCGTATCTGATGAACATTTTGTACCAGCCCAACAGTCTTTGTTGGGGGATGAAGAAGCCAGATTTAGTCAGACATCCAATAGTTTTGTTGATGACAAAAAATTGGGTTGGGGTGGAGTTGTAAAAGATAGTATGCCCTCTGTTCGTTGAGGCATTGATAATCGAAACAGTTGTTTCTAAGGAGATTGAAATGTCTAAGAAAATCGGTCGTAAGCACATGGAAAAGAAGCGTGCGAGGCAAAAAGCTGTTAAGAAAATTTTAGTTGAAAAGCGATTGGTAGAAAGAAAAGAAAGGAAATTGGAACACATGAGAGAAATAGCTTTTGAAAGAGAATTCGACAACAAACAAAAAATAGGACTGTCTAAAGAAGAGGTCGATGAAAAGTTGCGTAGAAATATTAAGATGCTAGAAGCCTTAGAGCAACAACATGATGAAGAAATGGCTGCCAAAGGTCAAGGCGGTGAAGTCGAAGCTATCGGTAAGCAACTTGAAACCATTGAAGAGTTTGGAAGGTTACAAGGCGAATTGGTAAATCTGCACAATAAAAGAGCCGAGTTGGAAAAAAACGGTCAGCTTGATGAAGAAGCCAAAAAAGACTTTGAACTTAAGTTATTGGATCTAAACAATAAGATGGAAGTGCTGAAAATTGTGAAGGAAGAAAACAAAATTTAGTTTTGCCCGAAAATTTCAACCAACATAAAATACTCTGTGGGATGTCACTATCTCACAGAGTTTCTTTTTACACTTTACAACGAGGTTAACATGTCTTACGAATTTCAAGAACTTAACATGAATGAAATTACTCAGGAAGCTGCGGCAATTAACAAAGATTCCACTGTCATGGATATGTTTGTTAAGATGCCCGAAAAAGACGGTTTCGTTTTATTGCGGTTTCTGCCGCCTGTCAAAGACAAACCACTTTTCTCCGTTACTAGAATCCATCGCTTAGGCAACAGAAGCTTCCATTGTGCTCGCACTCGGAAGCATTTCCCTAACGGGATTTACTGGGTCAATTCCAGCAATAATCCTGCCGATGATTGCCCTATCTGCCAAGAGTATTCAAGACTCTGGAAGGTAAGCAATAACCAGTCTGGTGAGCAACAGTCCAGAACGCAGGCTCAGGCTAGAGAAATCAAGCCTATTGAGCGGTATTACTGGAATGTTATTGTTCGGCAACAAGTCAACAATCGCACCGGACAGGTGGAGAAAAACGTTGGTCCCAAGATTTTGTCTTGTGGCAAGACGCTTCAGTCAATTATTCTTGAGTCCATCAATGGTAGTGAATTAACTGGGCGTCCAAAATTGGGAAACATTACACACCCAGTCACCGGTAGAGATTTTCGTATCATTAAGAAAATCACTAAAGGTAGCGGTGGTAGCGAATATCCCAAATACGATCAGTCTAGATTTGAAGACCCATCCAATCTGGGTGAGGACGAACAAATCAAATTGTGGTTGGCAGCAATGCATGACTT